TGCTATTACAAATGATTTTAAAATGTACCATACTAATTTATCCTTCACCAAAGAATCATATACACTTTTCAACGTATCTGAATTAGAGTTAATATATGCTTCTATTGCATTCTTAAAATATGCATCATCTATATATTTTTTAAATATTAAGGTTCTATTTATATTATTTGAAAAACAAATATCATAACACATTTGGTGAGCTAATGAGCCTAAATTATTAGAGTAAAATATTATCTTGTCTATCAATTTATCAGACATAGATATTCTAAGTAATTTGCAACCTTTTTCTATAAAGCACTTAATTTCTTCATCTGTTAATAATGGAACGTGTATCTCTGATATTCTAGGAAATAAATTTGAATCAAGCTGAATCAGTTCACGAGCAGTATCGACAGCACCAATACATATTATTTTAACATCAGGAAAATCATTAGCTGAATCAATAAATACTTTCAAAACATCTGCAATTCTTTGTTTTTCAGTAATTGAAATTTTATGAAAATCTTCAATAATCCAAACAGCATGAACTTCTCCTAAAAACTGAGCTAACTTTTGAGGTGTTAATTGTGGGGGCACAATTCTAACTAATTTAAAACTCTCAGACTGTGATATTGTCGAATTAATCTCGGAAAGCAAACTATTATACTCTGCTTTCAATTTTGAAGAAATAGAATAACTTCTATTTGTGTTTTTCTCAGATATATAAAATTTATTTAAACCATCAAAAGCGTTTAATAACAATTCGGTAAATGTCGTGTTGGTCTCACAATGAGACATTATATAGTTTATTTTCAACTCTCTTATTTTCCTACGAACCAAAGTTGTTTTTCCTCCTCCGGAATGTCCATAAAGTATAATTTGTCTTCCACTTAATGTCAAATTTTTAGATAACTCATTTTCTATATTATCACGAACGACATATGATAGTTTAGCCACCGTGTTTGGGGTAAACACTTCCGATAATTTATTAAACTTGAATCTTCTTAAAATATTCATGAGTTATTTATTTTAGGATTCGTTCGTAAAATAAGATATTTGCATTTCTTAAGTGTTCTAAATCTATAGCCCACACCTCTAAATCTTCTTTGATAAAAGGTTGTATTGCTGAATCAGAATTCATAGATTGTAAAAATAGTCTCATAAATTCTTTTTGACTATTTGGATCAGAGGGAATTATGATTAATTGACTTATGACAAAACCTTGATTATTGGTAGAACCAATAAGGTTCAAATTTTTACCTTTTACAACTAAAGCTTCATTATAATCCATAATTTATTTATAATTAACATGTTGTTTGTATAGATATTAATTCTTGTCCTACTTTATGTATTACTTTCAAAATGCTTTCAAGCCTCTCCTTTGATGGCCTTTTCACTCCACTAACATATTGAGCAAACAAACTCTGTGATATTCCCAATCGGCGAGCAATAGCAGAAGCATTCAGTTCCGGATGTGCAATAAATACATCATATAAAGGATTGGAGGGCTTATCCATGAAGAATCCTTCAAAACTCAAATCTTCATCAATTTCTTCCCAATGGATACCATCATCACTTAATGTGAAATTGTTCCGTTGTTCTGGTGTGGCAAATTTCAGTCTTGGAAACTCTGCAAATTGCTCGCAAGCCTCCTTACCATCAGTCGTGCGTATCCACACCGCTGTATCAGTCAGCCAAACTTTTTCTACTACAATGTTTCCCATAACTCTATTATTTAGTTTTGTTAAAAAATTTATTCCAATGTTCTGCTATTATTTCTTGGTTTTCTTCTATTACCGATTCTACAAGTTTTATTTCAGACGATTTCAAACCATTGTTTTTTACTAATGTTACGGGAAACAATGTAAATTTTGCACTTACATTTCCTTTTATAACATGAACATGAATAGGCTCATGGTCGTTTGCATAAAACATGAAGCGAAAACCAAATAAAATGAAGATTGTAGGCATAACTTTCTCTATTGATTACTCTACAAAGATAGGTAATTATTTAATTACCTACAAATATTTAGGTAAAAAATTAGCGGCAATTCTTTGACGTTGCCGCAAAATATTCTATTTTTCTTATCACAAAATTGTGAACTACCGCTAAAGTAAAGATTTAGGGGCTTCAAATACGATTTTCAATAAGTTAAGAATGCCGGAAAGCCACGCAAATTTGGCATAAAGTCAGATTGGGGCTTTCATAGAGCTATATTTCCCATTAAGTGCATTTCTTTTTAAGTATTTCAACACATTCTTTATCCCATCATCGAAACCATGCTTATACCCTTTAGTATATTCCCCTATAGTATATACCGCCATTGACAGAAAAAATAGAAGGATACCTACAGGCTTATACCAACCGGGCAACGAGATGGAAAACGGCTTAAATGTAATTGTTAGATCGCCAACCCATAATAGGGCGATAATAAATATAATTGTAAATAATATTGTTTTCATAATCATATAAGTTTTAATGCTTCCTGTAATCCAGATTCAAGTGCTTCCTCGTAGGTATTATAACGGATAATAGGTCTGTCAGACAATCCTACTAAATCATGGTTAGGAATTGTTAGTATATCATATATCCAATAATTTCCATACATATAGGATATTTCGATATGCAGGTTCTTAGTTTCACGAAGCCACTTTTGGGCAACATACAACACTGGACACAAAAATTCAACTGGTTCGTTATCTATTTCCGTACAACATGACATACTTTGCGGAATGTCGTATCTTCTAATAATATTATCGCAACTTATTGTGTGTTCACACTTCCAATTAAACCCTTTCTCTTTCAGCATCTTTGCTGTTTCCAATGTTACAAGTTCTTCGGTCATGGTTATTCTCCTTTCTTCTTTATTCCACTTATTTTTTTGCATTTTATTATTAGAATGTTAGTTTTTATTAGTAAGTTTGCAAAAACTCGTAATTATGGATATTGTATCTTTATTTTTATCTATCATCGCTGTATCGGTTACTGTCTATAATTGCTATAGACAATATTTTAAGAAAACGGAAGGGATTGCTTTAACTATATCTGGTGCTCTAATTGAAAATAACGAATTAAAAGTTTGTCTTCTTTATACAAACATAGGAAATCAAACTGCTACTATCACCAATGCATCTATTTTATTAGATACAAATAGTCTGGGACATTATAGTAAGGAAAACCATGCATCCATTTGTGATGGGATAACTCCATTTACCCTTTTTGAAAAAGGGCAAAAAAGCATAACGATATCTTATCGATTACCAGATTTTAAAGACTTAGATATCAATAGTATATCCATTAGGATTCTATCTGCTTATACTAACAGGGAAGGGATATTATTTAAAGATAATCATTCTGTGGGGCACTTGAGTACTAACGACACAAAAAAATGTTTTGTATGTGTTTCAACAGATACTCATAGGTTGTCTCAGAATAGAATCATTATGTCCATGCAATAATTACTATTTTCTAATCTGTTTAAATTCTGGTAAAACACCGAGATATAAGTACTGATTATCATCGGTTCTGTACACTGTGATGTAATATAATACATCGCCTTCATTTTTAATGGCATCGCATCTTTGCATAAGGTCTCTTGAGCAATATGCAGGAGGTATGATATCCGCTATGTAGTTGTATAACCTTTCGTCAATATAATCACCTGGGCACAAAAAACATCCAAATCTTTATCCTGTTTAGCCCATTGTTTAAAAGTCTTTTTCATTTCTGTTCCTGTTTTGAGGGTTATTCACTATCGTATTCTGATATGATTTCCAAAATATCGCTTTGTATTTTTTCATCAGTTAGCATGTGCTCAACTAATTCTTTTAGATGCGATGGTCTGGCTATAATACACTTCGCTATGTCATTGTTATCGGTAGCCATTATTATAATTCCACCTTCATGAGTCTTAGGTAGGCGTACTGCCATTTCTTTAGCAAATGCCTCTATGTCTTGAATAAATTGACTTTTCATATTAGTTCCTTTCTATATCGTATTACGTTAATTGATTTAAAATTTCTCTTCGAATAATTTCCCTTGCGCTAAATCTGAATAACCCTTTCTTTTGCTCATGAAAATCCGCAATAGGTATTTCGTTTATATAGTAATAGAAAGCTTCGTAACCGTCTGCAAAGTTGCGAGCAAGAAACCCATTAGGGTGAGTGTTCATATATCTTTCAACGGCTATTATCATTCTTTGAGCATAACCGGGAAACATCTTAAACTCTAATTGCATCTGCTTGTAATTGCAGAGAGGACAGCCGACACAACCGTGACGGCTCAAATTATATGGAGCGTCATAATACTTTGAATATGGTAATCCGTATTTTCGAATATAGCTCCAAACATCTTCTTCTGTCCATGTGAGGATAGGAAGAATATGCTTTGCGCCTTTCATCCATTTTCTTGTATCACACTGCTCCGGCTCATAATCTTTCGATTTCTACTTTCGGCAGCTCTCATTCCTTCAATACTACGTTTGCCGATACCATATCTTTCTTTCAGTCTTTCACAACAGAATCGTCGGAGCCGTGAAGGAAGTCCTTTTTCTTCAACTAACTGAAAGAATGACTTTTCAGGGTGTATTATCCTCACTTGCGGATAGTGTCTCTTTATAAAGCTAATCGTGCCCGGTGGATCTACTGTGGTGTTAGCGTAGATCGCATTATACTTAATGCCTGCACGTTCAGCTAGGTCAAGTATAACTACACTATCCTTACCTCCTGAGAATCCGAGTGATAGCAGATCGTCACGTTCCATACTGCGAAGGAAGTCTATTGCTTGCTGCTCTTTCTTGTTCATTTCTATCTCGATTTGAATTTCTTGTTTATTTCTTTTTCAGCAGCTCTGGCCCCTTTCTTGAAACCCTCTACAAAGCTGTCAAAACAGGCTCTATGGATTTCTAAAGTGCAT